TGAACTCATGCGCGCTGCCTCGCCCACATGCATAACCGCGGACGCATTGGATGCAATCCTGGCCACGTAGCGTACAGTCACGCGAATTCGCTGACGTTTGAGATGGGAGAATTTCGAGCGCGGAAGGTTTTCCCGCATAAAGCGTTCGTCGTCCCGGTCCATCAGGGTTCTGAAAGCGTTAAGGTCTACCGTGCGGAAACTTTGTCCCGCCTGTGTTCTGCGGCCGCGTACCGCCATGTAAAACAACATGACAGCGCACAACGCAAGCGCAATTACGATCACAGTTATCATCTGCTTATTAGCTCCATCACTGCCTGATTCCACTGCTCCAACTGGGCCCGTTTGGGAACTTCCGCATTGCTGGCTACCTGCTCAGGCGCAAGTAGATAACCTGCCCACATGAGCAGACTTGCGGAGAAAGAAATACCGCGGACCAAGTTAAATGCTTGTGCCGTTGCTGTGCTTACATGACCAATCAACGTTACGTTGATCAGTTCAACAGCCGCAAACATTCCCAGCCCCAAGGCTATCCCAAATACATTCTGTTTCCAGTGCAGTCCAAACGCACTGGAAGACAAAAACAAGAACATGATCAATCCCACTTCCACAATGCGCGTCGCCTGCTCGGCAAGCAGGATCGCGTGGCTTATGCCCCTGGCATCTCCTGATTGCTCATAGGCTACTCCACATCCTAGGACAACCAGCGCTATCACTACGACACGGAAAATTATGACAGCCAGTTTGCGCAAAGCCGGATGCGGCGAAAACACATTTGTAAATATTTCCCGCACTATCGTAAGTCCGAGAACGATCCCGATCGCTTCAAAAACCAAAAAGGCGTACCCGTACACCTTCGGCGTCCGGAACAAAGAATACAGGACCGTTGTCTCAAACAAATTGAAAGACACGTAGGCAGAAAAAAACGGATACCTTTGCCAGGTTCTTTTGGCCAGCACTACCAAAGCCAGTAGCACTTGCAAGCCAATGCTCCCGATCCACACATCGTGAATAATCAACCTTAGCGGCATATCCACTAAGAAGCATAGCGCTTCAAGAACCAGCAAACAAGCTTTTCTTACCGGTCCGATTTCTCTGTCTGCATTACCCTAGTTATCTATTTGTCCCCTGTGGACATGCTGGGAAACCAGGTATCCCGCACGGGAATGGTGACCCGCCGTCAAATCTGGTGGCTTCAAGAGGGAAAGCTGCGCTGGTGGATAGCGCTAATGCGCCCAATACAAGCAATTTAACCAATATCTTCTTCGCCATGAATGATCTCCTTCAAAATGGGTAAACCACTTGCAAGCTTCCATGATTTTTCCTGTATCACTAACAAACCATTGGAGTTAATATGGTTTTCCGAACCCGGAACAATTTTTCCCGAAATGGGAACAAAAGCTGACAGACACCATTCCTTAAAATATTAGAGTCTCTGGATGGACAAAATTGGTTACTCACTTAAGACCAATTTGGGAATTACCCCTTCCGGGTGGAATTGGCCCATTCCCCTCTTCATGGTTGCGATAAGGATTTTTTAAGATTGCCTCACCATCGTTTGTCGCGGCCAAAACTAATGATTTGAATGGCTATTCAGTTTGAGTTTTTGTGGGAAAGATTCAAGGCGCTTCCGCGTACTCTGAGACTTCAAACACCCCTTCGCGAACTACCACTTGGAAAAGTGAATCAAAGCCCACTGAGTCGCAATTTAAGTACTGGTTTTTATTCCCGATTTTTGGTTTTTGTAAACATTCACGCTGGCCGCTTAAAAATTACTTCTGCAAATTGTGCGCCGGATTTTATCGGAAACAGAAACTCGCCCGCGTATCTCTCTTGAAAACAGGCATTTGGAGTGTGCAAATCAGGGACGCGAAAAATCAGTTAGAATGGATTTGTTGTTTTTTACAAAATGTCGGGGCGTAGCGCAGCCTGGTAGCGCACCTGCCTTGGGCGCAGGTTTAACTCTGTAAGCCGCTAAATCCTTTCCTTAGAACAAAATCCACTCAAATAACAACGTTTTGCATACCTGCTAAGCGATAAGAGCCGTATTCTCTGGCGGTGATTTTTCGATGGCAGTTAGCGCAAAGCACTTGGCATTTTGCAACTTCTTCCATGAGGAGTTGTAAAGGAACGTTTCTACGAATCAGGTCAGAGATATTCGCGGTCTTGTCTCGTAAATGGTGAAACTCAAGAACAACGCGGTCAGCCTCACCGCATACAGCACACGGATGAGAAGCAAGGAAATCGTTTATCCAAGCTCTCTTGACCGAGCGGTAATGGTGCTTGAAAGCGTCTCTGGTCGTCTTCCATTTCGGATAAGAAGCGTTGTGGTAAATCCGGGTACACGGTCGGCAGTACGACTGAAGGCCGTCTGGTCTGCTTGTGTTTTTACTGAACTCCGAACGGGGTTTATTTGTTTTGCACTTGGAACAGAACTTCAAGGTGGAGAGATTTAATGTTTGAAACTTTTGTTAAGGAAAAGCGGTATTTGAAAAACGTTACCCAAAGAACTGAAGAGTGGTACGGGGAAACCTTTAAGTGGCTGGGGATTGAAGCTCCGACCGAAGCGGACCTAAAAGACTGCGTGATAAGGATGAGGCAGAAAGGTCTTACGGCCTCCTCATGCAACAATCGCATCCGAGCGATTAATTCTTACCTGCATTGGTTGGTCATGGGGATTGATAAAAAATGTGGGCCGGCGTGCCAACATCTCCGTATTCAAAAAATTAACGAAGAGCAACGGATTTTACCGACCTACACCCCTGAACAGCTCAAGAAGCTGATTGACTTCAAACCAAAGGGGTTTTATGAACGGCGGCTCTACACTCTTATCCTGACAAAAATCGACACCGGCGTTCGGATTTCAGAACTTATCGGCATCAAAAAAAGCGAACTCAATCTTGACGGCCTGTATTTCAAGGTTCTGGCTAAAGGAAAGAAAGAGCGCCTGATTCCATTCTCCATTTCCCTGCGGCGTTATCTGGTCGTTTGGCAGAGGGAGAACGAACATGAATTACTTTTTCCAACTGCTGATGGTTTTCCACTTGGCCGGCGAGATGTCTTGCGCGATTTGAAACAGCTCTGCCTCAGACTTGGATTCAAAGCTCCCGAGAGGTCATTACATGCTCTCAGACACACATTCGCCGTAAATTATCTGCGTCAAGGTGGTTCTGTATTTCATTTACAAAGAGCGCTCGGACATACATCTCTTGAGCAATCGCGGAAATATGCAAACCTTATGAATGAGGATTTACAAGAGATGCAGCAGAAAGTCTCGATTCTAAATCGGATGCGTTAGGATTTGGCCTGGGCTGCAACAGCCTGGGCTTTTTCTTTCTCTTCAATCTCCTTGTCAGTCAGATGCTTTCCGAATTTATCGGTCGGGCGCTCTTTGGGTCTCTGTACTTGCTTCATGGCTGATTGCAGTTTCTTTCTCAAATCCATTGCAATTTCAAGGGTCGCCGGGTCTGTTCGGAGGTCGATAGCACCTAGCATATAGACCATCATGTCTAATTGCTTTGGCGTCATTTCAAGTTTGACGCTGGACGGCAATGCCGTCTTTTTTTGGAGGGACATTTAGTTCACTTTGACGTTAATCATCTTATTGACCGCAAGCTTTGCTGCCGTGCGGTTTGCAGCTTTCAGGCTGACTGAGGACACAATCTTTTTGCTGACGTAAATATCAGCCGTGAAGACCTGAGAACTCTCCTGCTCTGGCTCTTTCGTCAATTTCTTTTTGGCCGGGGTTTTTGCTGCTGGTGGTGTTGGTGTCATTTGATTTCTTAATTGCGATTATTTTTCTTGTTAAGTCAAAAGCGCGGTCGTTAATGCCGCGAATTACCTTTGCGGCCTTTACAGAATCCGCAAGAATATCTGCGAGGTCAGATTCAAGGGCTGCTAAAAGGTTAGGCTCGTTTTCAATCTTGTATTTTTTGTTTGGTTCCATTTTCATTCGAAGAATTCTTTAACATCCTGAGCAAAAGCTACGCAGAAAGCAAAAGCTAGTAAGTTCGCATCCGTGTTATCAAAGAAATCACCTGGAATCGCCCAGTGCTGCCGCAGCATAGCAATAACTAGAAATGTAAGTAAACAGATAGAAAATCTCATTTGGTTTGTGCTTTTAATTGTTCTTCAAGGGCGGTAAGTTCAACTGGTGTCCAAATCTTCGGGGTCATCGCTCTTCGCTGAAGTGGCCCAAATCTCTTTCCAAGCCTCTTCTTCACCCATTCCGTGAATTGAATCGGCTCACTATGCGCCCAGAACAGATGATGCCTATAACAAAGGGTGACGGCGTTATCCAAATCCCAGCGGACTGATTTGTTGCGGCGAGAAAAGATGTGCGCGCACTGAAGGGTTTTGGTCGTGCCGCATACGAGGCATTTGCCGTCTCTGGCTCTTACGACCTGGCTGAATAATTTATCCAGCTTGGTGATACGAATTTTCAGAGAATTACGTTTTCGTTAAGCAACTCGATTTCGTCCAGCTTTTCATCCGGCTCAAATTCGCACTTGGCCATCGCCGCGGAAGCATTACGAGCCACAACATTAAACTGCTGCCATCGGGGGCTTTCTTCTTTAAACTCACCCTTACGATTGGTGTCAATCAAACGTGTGGTGATGCGGTAAAGTTTATTGGTTTGTTCTTTCATTTTGTTTATTTCTTAATTGTCTTTTTAATTTTCCTCAGCACCTCTTTCTCCTGCCGGCCAGTCGCGGTCTCTTCGGTCGTCTTGGCGTACTCAATGCCCAGATGAGCAAAGAGCATTTTCTGCATCTTCTCTTGCTGGTCGAGGCGGGATTCAAGCGCGCTAAAAACTTCGCGCAATCTGAGACGCTTTGCGCGGCCAACATAGATATCTAAAAAAGATGCTCCGGGGGCATAGCCGACGAATACATGCTTTTTCAGTTCTTCGAGGTCTTCCCTCAGTTGTTTGTTGAACATTTTTGTTGTTTTTAATTGTTTTATGTGAGTACAATTGGCGTATGCACCTGCCGGACCCGAGCTATGTGTCACTTGCGACCGCTGTCATAACCTCTGTGACTGCGGGCATCGGGCTTGTCCGGCTTCTACTAGAAAAAAAATACAAATCGGTTGACACATGTACGGGGTGTGTTTCCAACCTTCAAAAAAACTCCACGCGTAATAATTGTTAGGTGAAATGGCATTCTCACTTGGTGCCGATTCGAAAACGGTCATGCCCCTGACATTACTTTGTTAAATCTGACTGCACAGCCTTACAAACTCCCTCACCGGAATCAGCGTCATGTAATCGTGGAACTCCCCGCCCCGCACGACCCGCCAGCGCCTCTCCCCCTGCCAATTTTCTTTTAGCAAGCCAATTAGTTCTTGTCGGCCTATCTGGTAAAGGTCGTCTTTGCCGTCAAGCATGTAAACAATGAAGTCGGCCTGGGAATGGAGAAGTGCTTTATGCTCGCAAGCGACATTTCCCGTTTGCTGTGCCATCCGGTCCCGTTTGCATTCGTAGGTTACTGAAACGCCAGAGACCGGGAAGGTTGCAATTATGTCGTATTTGCGGAGTTGGGAAAGTGAGCCGCCGGGGGTTGACTTGGGGATTGAAACCCAAGCTCCTTAGCTTTTCGACTAACTTGTTTTCGCACACTTTTCCGTCTGCGAGGTCTGAGGGGAAATACGGGGTTGCCGAACCTTTTGAAGAAGATGGGAACTGATTCATCCATTTGCTGGCTTAACTTTTATTGTTTTGAGATGAGCAGGTTTCCAACGTGGATATTTATCTACTAATATTGCGAACCAATTCCTCCTCAACATCACGGCTGTAGACCTTTTTGTGGAACCTAAAAACTCTGTTTGCCAACAAGGAATCCATGTACCATCCGACATTTGGGCATAATTTATGTAAACCTGTATGTATTGCGAAAATTTCATTTCTTTTTGATTTCAAGATAAAGATTAGCGAGTGCGTGGATGGCTGTCGGTCCAAAGGCAAGTTTTTGTCCGTTCTCCGACCGACCTATTGCACCCCATAAATCTGTGCGTTCTAGGAGCTGGAAATCTTCTCCAAGAACATCAATTATCTGTTCAATGGTCGGCTCTAAATACCACTTTCCGGCAATCTGATGAGCGTTAGGGAATAATTCAGGGATTTTGCTCTCAGCGATTTCATGAGTAAGACTGAATCGGTCGAGGATGTCTGGAACAGAAGTGAGAGGGAAACCAGCTCGGCGGAGTTCGGCCAGTACTTCTACAGTAAGCATAGCGCTCAAAATAGCAATTGACAAACATTGAAAACAGGGTAGATATTGAAATCTATTGAATAGTTATCCCCAGCCAACAACCTTTCCAGAAGTTGTCCACAAGAATCCGGCGCGGTTTAGTGGAAAGATATAAATTTAAAATGCTATGATTCTTTCAGATGCGCTGATGCAATAGCGTAGTGGCCTCCCGGCTGCTGAAGGATTGCATCCCGAACAAAACTCATACTCATACCGAAAGCAAGCCGCGAAAATTTGCGGTTCTAAAGACTCAAGGAAAAGAAAAGCCTCAAAACACTTCTTACTCCATAACTCTTGCTTCGGGAGAGGAGAGGGAGTGAAGGGTCTCCGGTCCTGGGGAAAGAAACGCACCCACAATTGCACCCACAAATATGAAACCAAAACAAGAACACAAAGAATATAAAACGCGCCACATTCGCATGAGCGATGAGGTCTGGGAAGAGTTAAAAGAAAAACGCCGCGAGTCCGGTGAAAGCTGGAATTTATTTGTTAAGAGGTTGATTGATAATTCTGACCTTAAAGGGTTGAGGTAATTTTCTTACGTCGTTCTTCATCTTCCCGGTCGAGTTCGGAATGTGCTCTATGGATATAATCGTGAAATTCCTTCTCCATCTCGTCTCCAATTTTTCCAGTTGCAAACAGGCTAGAAAGCTGACGATGATACCAGCGCGCCGTTACAATTTCAGGAGCAATAAGACCGCCACCGAGCGCCTCTCCGAGTTCTTGCATGCGTTTGGTTGTAACTTGGGCCATTTCAAGGGATTTAGTCAACAATAATTCTTGCTGTCTGGCTTTACGCTCTAAGCGACTCGTCCAAGCAGTCATGAGGCTTGAGACCAATGCGCCGACCGCAGCAGAGCCAAGAATGAGCGTGATGATTTGAGTTTTATCCATGAGTATTGTTTTCTAAAAACCAGTCGCCGAGATATAACATTGATTGGGGTCGTCATTGCATTCAGGGCATGCCGTAACATGACACTCGAACGCATAAATAGCAGTCTTTACCAGTTGTTGCATTGGGTACAGCACACTCCGAATATCGCGGTCATTGTTAGAGTAAGTTATGGTTAGCGGAATCGGGTCTTCTGGGTAGTTAATGGTTTTTCGTAATTCGTCAATAGACTTCTTGAGCGCCGCAACTGCATTGTTCAAGGCGTCCTTCTTGGCACATTCCATGTGGATAAGTTCCCCCGGCAACTCTGATTTTACTGCTATTTGGTCAATTTGACAGACTCATTTGAAATGCCATAATTCAGATACAAGCAATTAAATATCAACACAAATGACAGAAGTAAACTTCGGCGCTGACCTCCAGGCCGCCGAAAAAGAGTTCAACATCGGAAAGGGTTCCGATAAATTCAAGTTCAAAGAAGGCGAAAACCGGGTCAGAGTTCTATCTGCTTCCGTTCCTCTTCAAAACACATTCCAAGGCGAGACACGAGTAAAGTTCGTGACCTGGCTTTGGGATTATTCAGAGAATGCTCTGAGACTCGCATTCCTACCAATCACAATTGTTCGAGCAATCGCCGCATTGCAAGCAAAGCCTGATTACGCTTTCACCGAAGTTCCAATGCCGTATGATTTGCTGATTGACGCGCAGAAGCCCGGCACAATTGATGTTGAGTACAGCGTGACCGCTGCCCGTTCAAACACAGATGTACCGCAAGAAGCACTTGATGCCCTGGCTAAAGAAAAGCCGGTGGCCGAAGTGGTTGCTTTGATTCAGCAGAAGAATGCCGCGCAAGACGCAGGCGCATCAGAAGGTCTTCCTACCTAATTGTCCTAGGGGAATCGTGCGCTTCATATGGGCGTGTAATTCCCCTCCTCTGCCCTCAGCGAAAGCTGGGATATTCATAGTAGCTCCTAATCTTGTATTGGGGGCAGAGGAAATAAATTCTCGTTCTTTCATGGGGGCAGCGTAAAAGTCGTAGTGCGATTCTAGGACGCTAGAAAAGCTTATTATAAGCAGGTGCAATTCCTGACGCTCCACCACGAGAGAATGAGTCTCCGGTCCTCAGCACTGCTGGGGCTGTTGCTACAGCTCTTAACGCCAAAATAGCGTTGAGGGCCGGGGAAGTGGCGGAATAGGTAGACGCAAATTGAGGCTAGATTGTGTGCCACAGTAAGGATTTATCCACTACCTGGCTATGAGGCCTTTACGAAGCAAAACACATGCAAGGTGACTATACGAGTTAAATAAGTTGCTGCGGGTGTAAGTCCCGATAAATACTACGGCGGTTGTACCGCATTCTTGTCAAATCCTTGCCTTCCTCTTCTTTCTAAAAAACACAAATGAAAAAAGACATATACGAAAACGGGGCAACCCGAAACAAAATTCCTTACCGCTTCGACCTTATTCCTGCTGCGGGGCTTGAAAAGATTGCTGCCCGGTTTGAGTTGGGAGTTAGGAATCACGGCGAAAATCTATGGCGGAAGGGTGGCCCGGAATTCCTTAAATCATCATTGAATCATGCGATTCATCATCTGCTGGATTATTTGGAAAATGGTAATAATGAAGCAATACAGGGGGCAGGTGGAAACTTAGGCGCTGTGGGTTGGTTCATTGTTGTCGCTGCTGAATTTGAACGCCGGGGTTTAGCTTGGCGCGGCAATAGAAATATCACTCAAAAAGAAAAACAAAATGCTCGCTCACACATACGACGACCCGCCAACAAAACATCAAAGTAAATATTTTGAGACCGTTCAAGCTGATTTGGTGCGGAAGTACGGGCCAGCCAAGGGCCAGAGGCTTGCTGAACGATATTGGACGATTCGGAATTTATCCGACCCGATGTTTGAAGAAGAGAAGATAAAAATTATGTATGGGTTAGCTTGACCTTTCGTGGCCTGGAATCGTGGCGGCTCGGGCAAAGAGTTACCCGATTTTGGGCCTTGGAATGTCAGAAGTCCAGCAAGCGGGTTATGAAATAAAACTCATAATTATCATATTGTTGCGGTTCAACTTCTTTCTGAGATGTCGGCGGCATCTTGGGCTCGATTTCCTTATACCGTTCGCGTAACTGTGTAATCTCATTACCGGTAAACTGCAACCTGATTTCATCAAATTCAGTTTTGGTTTTCTTTTTCCGCTCTTCACTTTCTTTCACACTCTCGAAGCGGGGCGTGGCTGGAGGTTTTTTGGCCAGCTCGCGCATAGCGGAATCGAGTTTTTGTTTTAGTGCTTCTTTCATTTTGCAATCATACAAGATTTTGGTTCCTTGGCACTGGGGGATTCGCGATACATCCAGCTTTATAACCTGGAGAGGATTGCCCCCGCTGCCAGCGAAGCAAAATTGATTCTCTGGGTTGTGCTGGCGTGTTCCGGACAACAAGTAAGCTCAAAGCGAGTGAACGAGGCAAGGCCATTAAGTCCCGTTTTGTTGATGAGGTGGCGTTCATCACTTGTCGTCAGCACTCCCCAGAGCGTCAAGAAAGTCGATGCGCTGGAGGAGGATTTATTCAATGGCCGGAAAAACGCTGGCCGTTTACGGGATTAACCAGCACAAAGGCAAGGATTTTTGGACACGCATTGGCGCGGCGTTTGAAAATCGTGATGGCAGCCTAAACGTGGTGCTGAATTACTTTCCCCTGGACGGCAAACTGCAAATCCGTGAGCCACAAGAAAAAGAAGGCGGCTGATACCGCCCTGAACATAAAACGCCTCGTATAACTCATATTTTGAGCAATACAGGCGTTTTAAATATGCACTTGTTCGGTTAAAAATCCAGTATCGGATTGTTTTGGACGCTTCAAAAAGAATTTATAAAAGCCGGCATTCGCAAGTGTTACAGCAACCAGTTCCCAATTTCTAGTTCCAAGGTCTTGAAGGTGATGCTGTTCGGAAAGATTTTTTTCGGACATTTTTAACCCCTCAATTGCCGTCACAACCTCCCCATCGCTTTCAAAAGTTGTATATTCCCAAGTTTGCATTCTGCCTCCGAAAATAGATTTTACATTAAAAAAAGACCGCCCTTTCGGGTGGTCAAGTTTGTCTCTTAATTGAGACTGTTAAAGTATGTGGCAACTTCCGTCGCTGCTTGGAACTGTGGAACTGGTTCCAGCTTTTTTATTGCGGAAGTAAATCCGTTTTGAAGGCTCCACATTGTGCGAGGCCTGAACTCTTCATATTCGGGTTCAAAATATTCGTGATGCACGTCACGAAGTAAATGTTTGGGAAGGGTAGCGCCGTCTTCGACAAACGCTTTGTAGATGAGGAGTTTGGCATCGCTATCTGCCAAGCTGTGATTCTTCCAAACGTCAATCTTTTGAATGAGCGGTTTGAAGTTCCGCTGCATCTTCTCAAGGGACATGCCAATCGTGCCGTCCAGGTCAAGGTGTTTAGTGTGCTTCTTCATCACCGGCGAGTAGTCGCCAAAGAATGAAAGATTGTCACACACGATGACTCGGAAACCGACAGTCAGTCCGAGCGAGAAAGATTTGTCGTGAGAATTACGAACGCCAAGGGAAATTCTGACTCCTGATTCTTCGATTTGAAGTTCAAGAAATCCGAACATCCTCATGCCGTTTGGTGTCACTGCGTACTCGTCTTTCACGACCGTTAAATGTCTGTATGTGAGAGATTCAAGAAGACTCTCAATAATCTTCGCGTGAGGAATGGGCCGGTGTGTCGCGGTCCCTTCCGGGGTGGGTAAAGCAAGTAAATCCTGACGCCCTATCTTGCTTGCGCCAGCGTGGACAATGAGACCTTCCATATTAATTCTCCTGTAAGAGTTGAGCGCTGGTAATCCCGAAGGCACAATCGCAACAAGAGATGTAGAACTCCGGGCTTACGATGATTGGTTCGCGAGAGATAAGAACTCGACTGGCGAGTGCTGGTGTGATTTCAATACGGCGTCCACATTCATTCATGCACGCGATGAATATGGATACCTCCTCTATTGGCGGTTTAAGACGTTTAACGCGCAAACGGCGTGGTTGTGCCACATTTATTCCTCCTTTTAAGCTGCTAACTGATACAAGTTGCGAATAGTGCGTTCTGATACGTCGTAACCTGCGCAAAGATGTTCACCGTGACGATGTAATTCCCAATAAAGACACTCTGCGAGTTGTTGTTTTAATTCGATAAGTCGCCTCGGTGCGTCCTGAATGATGCAAGCAAGTAAGGCATTTAGGTGAGCGCGGGACGGGCCGGGAGTTGGGCCGGGAAAGCCTTTGGCAAATCTAGCGCGTAGTTCTTGAAAGTCAGTGTCTATTTGTTCTTGGTGTTCTTTGAGTCGTGCGATACAGCCTCGGGCAGGGTGAAAACCGGCTGTAAGTTCTTTCATGCGACCTCCTTGTGAGCTGAGGCGCGGGCATATATTTACACCCGTACCCCAGCCCGCGAATGAGTCGCGCTGGGTCAGTAGCAGGAATAAAAATGTTGAAAAGGGGTCTTTAGAACTTTTCCGCAGTTAGTACATTTCGGCGGGGGCCGATGTTCTCGGCCATGTTCACGGAGTGAATACAGCGAGGAAAACGTGCGGTAACAGACCTTACACCGGATTTTGCGGGGTAGTGGTGTCTGCATTCTCTTTCGCTGCTTCGGTTTGAATAAACTTCACTACAGCGGCAACGACAATATTGACGATTGCAGTTGGGAGACCGAACTGAATCAGGAATGAAGAGAACTGGCTTGTGACAGCCGGATTATTGTTGAGCAGTACGCCCAGGCCAACAATAATTGCGGCAAAGAGAATGTGTCCTGCGACATTAAGGCCATGTAGGATGGCTGTTTTAAGATTGGTCATTTGATTTGTTTGTTAATTCTTTTTGAGTTTGATTGCTTTCGCGGATTGCAAGGGAAATAGCTGTGCGGAAACAGCCGTTGCAGGCTTTGCCGAATGGGTCTTCTCCAAAAGCGGAGTCATCGAGATAGTTTTTGCACTTGGAGCAAGTCTGCATTGATTTCGTTCATGTAACGAATTATTGTTGGCCCGTAGTTGGGGTTGGAATGGGGGCCGTATGCTCTTGCTTTGTCGAGGTCGGATTTTCCAGCGTAGTAGCTGGCTTCTCCGAGTTGCTCCGACACGAAACGTATACCTTCTGGGATGCTGGTAAAGTGCATGAGGCCAGAACTGCTCCCGTATCCGAAGCAATCATTGTATATGTAATGCTTGCACCCGGAAGACTCTGCAACGGCGATAGAAGCAACGAGTCGGTAGTCAATGTGATACCTATCCGCGCTTTGGATGTATTCTTGGACATAATAAGGTTTAGCGAATTTGTGTTTCTCCATGAATTCCGCAAGCGCGGAGATTCTGAAGTCGTGGGCGATTGTTGGCAGGGGAGGAATCGTCGGCCTGTAAGAGAAAAGGAATGAGGCCGAGAGGATTTCCAGCGCAATAATCGCGCCAATGAATTTGTTCACAATTACTCGTGGACGGGTTGTAGTCGCTTTTCGCTCGTTCTCTTGTCGCTCTACTCCACTGCACTAGTTTCGAGATAACCTACATCGGGAGTAGAAGAATGAAAGAACGAACGCCCTCCAACTTTTAATATAAAAATCCTTATTAAAAGTTAAGCGGATTTCCACCCGTTTAAAGAATTGATTTTTGTTTTTGTTTTTGCTTGACTTCTAAAGCCTAGCACTTCTGAACAGCTTGTCCAGAGGGCCTGGGGATAACTCTAACCCCTTGCACAATTGCTTTAACTTACTGTCTCATCCACGCTATTCGGGTCTTTGCCGAAGATTGCGCAGAGTGCTGTCCATTCTTCAGGGCTTGCGGCTTGTAAGACAATGCGGCGTTCAGCGCCTTTTGCTTGACTTGAGATTTGTGGCATTTTGTTCTTTGACTTAATTGTAAATTGGAAAGAAGCTACTGGCTCGTAAAAAGTGATTGGTTTTACGGCTGGCAGGTAGGAATCAAATATCTCGGTTGAATTGAACTGCTCAACAAAATGGAATGTGCTTCCTGCTTTTACCCTGAGCCAAATTGGAGCAATTGAAAGGTCGGCTGAGGTTATCGGTGCGGACACTTCCCAATTGGCCAAGAAGTCTTTTCCAGCTTCAATCACGTTCTGCGGAATTTCCGCGTAATACTCGTCCCAAGTGAAGTCCGTTAAATCCGGCCATAAATCATAAGGAATCAGGCCGTATTTCTTGATTGCATTGATGACGGTACTGATGTCGTTGCCGTTTAAAGTTGTGCCGGCGAGTTTCGCCAGGGCGCGGGGAGAATAGCGGACCTGTTTTCCAGTGAGCCTGTAGATTACAGTCTCAATAATATGGACTGCTGATTCAGATACGCAGTCATCGGCATCAGCTACATTGTCGGCGGAGTGTTGTGGGTCGAAAGGCGGGAGCCAGTTACCCCAGTCAAAATTCATTTTTTAGGAGGCTTAATGATGAAGTGCGATGTAAAAGCCAAAGATGACATTTGCGACGTAAAGAACGGCGACAGCGCCCCAAACCCAGCGTTCAATAAAGCGGATTCTTTCTTCATGGTCGTCTAATTTTTTAGATTGGCTATCCTTGATTTCTCGGACATCTGCTTGAAGCAGTTTTATGTCCCCACGCATTTCAAGGATGAGGTCGTGGTCTGTAATTTCGCCCATTTGACAGAGTTAATGATTGGAGTAATGTTCATGGTGTATGAACATAATTTTTTGGATGGCAGTAGTTGGGCTGCCGATTCTCACGTATTTGATAAGTCCGGTAGTCTTCTTTATCACTTTGATAGTGATAATGTTAGGCATGATTATTGACCTGTAACGTCATTATGGAGTGCTTTACCAAGTGAAACGGCGCTGCCGCCGATTGCAGCACCTATGGCGAGAGGATAAACAATGCGTTTAAGGAGTTGTGCTTTTTGAGGATTGGCCTTTGCCCAGCGAGATAAAGTAGTGGAATTCTCCGGAAGTTCTTCAGAGATTTTCTGTGCCATTGCTTCACGCGCAGCAATCAAACTCGATTGGCGGCGAAGTTCGTCCCTAAAGCCGATGCCGTTCGGGAGTTTTTCATCTGGAAGTTGTTTAGCGGTGAAATCATTTATGGTCTCACGGATATTGCGCACGTATTGTCGAATCGGCGTTGATTCTTTGTCATAAAGATTTGGGAATTCTTGGCGAATCATGCCATCGAGATTTTGGCGAAGGTCTAACAATCCTTCGTTTGTTTTCGGTGCGTCCTGAACAAGTGCGAATACGGCATTTTGCAGTTTTTCTACTGTGCCTTCTGTGGCTTTGATTGAAAGGGGAACTTTAGTCTGAAAAATCTCTTTAGTAAGGTCTTGAGGTGTCCATGACCCTCCACTATCCTGAATACCTTGGCGAAGAGTCTGAGTCGAAGAATCCAGTTCTTTTTGAACAGCAGTTATGTTGTTGAGATAATCGCTCGGGGCTTTAGGACTAACGACTTCACCCTCTTTGACAAGAGGCTTTAAAACATTGGCGATGCGGGTATCTTCTTGTGAAGGAGCATAGACAATTTGTTTGGCAGCTCCGGAAATAGTGGTCTTTCCTTTTGCCGCGGCTTCAGCCTGTTCTCCAGCGCTGAGCTTCGTCTTGATTGAGTCCAGCGCGGCTTGTTCTGTCTCGCGTACTGCCTTGCTAGTCATCTGTTCTTTTATGATGCCAGGAGCCTCGGCAACGCCCTCTCCGAGAGCAAGTGTTGAACCAAGTCCTCCGGCAACATCGAACGTGCTTTGAATTGCATTGGCAACAGGGCCTTGTCCTGCGGCTTTACGCTGTATGGCTTCGGTCTGGTAGCTCTGAAACGGTGAGATTCCGGGAATGTTATAAGTTTTACCAGAAGCGCTTTGTGTGCCGCCTGTTTTGAAAGTTTGTGCAACTCCCTCGCCTGCGGAAGTTACAAATTTAGCGGCATCTTTTAGGACCACGTCTGCGGCGGCTTGTGGTAGTGATTGCAGGAAATTGATAAATGTATTTTGGCTGCTGCCTTTTGAAAGCTGGGCTGCCTGTTGAACAGGAGGGGCGCTGGATACAGAGGGTTGAGGCTGAGATGGAGATTTTGGGTTTACCACAACACCACTGAAGCCATATTTAGATAAATCGATTGGATTATTTGGCATGGAGTTTAAATGTTGGAAAAGAAGTTTTTAATGCCGTTCCAAGCGTTGGATATGATGCCTGGCTTGTTTACTGAATTCTGTGTTGCGGTCGGCTGTTTGATTGTCGAGTCGAAATAGGAACTCGCTGCTGGTTCGCCAAATTCTTGAACGAAAGCCGAACGTGCTGTCTCCCATTGCTGAACGGTCCAGGTTGTAGGGTTCTGTCCTAGAAGAGCGTTAACAACATCTGGAGCTGAATTGCCTTGGGGGTCTGTCGGTATTCCGGCATTTCCGGCGATGTATGTGTCCTTGCGGTATAGGGCGCTGTTTTGCAATTTAGCTGAAGCTGTATCGAGAGAATCTGAAAGTTTTATACCTGCGTCTGGATATTTGGTTGCGAGGTTAGCGACTTGGCCGGATTCTGCAATTTTTTGTGGGTCGATTGTTCCAATGAGTCCGCGATTGTATGCGTCGTTAAAACTTGTTACTCCTGCGTCTTTCAAGAATTCATCTGAAGAGGAGAAGGCATGACCATCAGATGCGCGGATAATCGTGCCATTGTCATTGATATATTTATTTGTAAGTCCAGATTGGAGAATAGTGGCCAGATTGTCTTTGTCTTGCTGTTTCTGGTCAGCCAGATTTTGTAAAGCGATGTTGACTTTTAACTGTTGTGCATCAGACTGCTTTTTTTCATCTGCATCGAGCAATGGTTGAATCGCCTGGAGTTGGGCTTGATAAGTATTTATTTGGTCTTTAATAGGCGCATATTTTGCGTCAACGGCTTGCTGCGCGGTTTGCATAGCAAGTGAAATGTTTCCTTGAGCTGCCTGGGCTTGGGCATTTAATACTCCAATTTCAGCAACCTTTTGAGCGCGAACGATAGCAGCATCGGCTGCATTTTTCGCTTCTTGTTTTTGGACAATAAAGGTCGCGACGCCGGGCTGGTTCTCAGTAGATTTGTTAAGGGCAAGTAAACTTGCGTCATCTACATTCAATTCAGCTTGTTTTGAGGCAATCTGATTGCTAATTCCTTGGAGTTGCTGCTGAAGTTGCGGCAATCCGGCATTATTTTGGGCTGTAATTAGTGCGGCACTCTGCCCAGCTAACTCTGGGGCAGTATTTGCAATTTCTTCCGACAAGTTTGCAGCTTGCTTTTGGGTATCAGTATCCGGGACCGCACTCTGCTGCAAAATCTGGTCTGCAATATTTTGAGTTTGTGGAATAGGCGCAGGTTGAGGAGTAGGGACTTGAACGGAAGTTTGCGGACTTAAATTCTCCGGTGTAATTGGAGAGTTCGCCGGGGTGGTGTTGGTTGGAGTCAATATTTGATTTGCCGCATTCGTTCCTGCTTGAACGAGCGGGTCTTGAGATGTTGCCATATTATGTCATCGTGGCGAAATGCCACGCGTGATTAGTTGCATCGTAAAAATAAAGTTGTAAGGTGGAACCACTTTTAAGAAATTGAATCTGGTCGAGAGATGTATTTGGTACGCCGGTCGGTGCGCTTGAAACTGTTCGGAAGAGGCCGAAAACATTTTGTCCTCGGATTTGTTGCTGAAGATTGATTTCTGGAATTATAGGTTTGTGTTCAATTACTGCATCCATTTAGTTGTTTTGATAATTATCGTCAAGTGCTGTGCCGTAAATAGAAATCCGCGAAATTGAGACGCCTCCGGTTGTTTCTATACTGACGTTCAAACTTTCAAAAGATGACTTTGCGCCTGCTGTCATTTTTCGGGTGAAGACTAATTCTCTGTGCGGGGCAGCTGAGTTAAAAGTCTTAGTGTCGCTAGTTGAAACAGGTGTATTGCCCTTATCTGTTTCAGCGTGGAAAGTAACTGTTTGGCCGGATGAGAGTGGTTGAGCCAAGACAACTTTTGCGTACTCAAATTTGTACGGTTGAGGAAGTTGGTAATCTAGGCTTTTGAAGCCGAGTTGAGAGTAAGTTAATGCGGAATTATTGACATAAATAGACGGTGTGCCGCTTTCAGCGTTCCAAAACTGTTCCCCGACCATTGAGAGGCAAATTTGTTTCCCGGCACTAGGGCCGCCATTAGAGTAAGGTTGATAAAAAGCTTTTGGCTGGCCGGCAATCGGGTTCCCATAAGCGTAAATCGTACCCTGAAGAGCAACGGTCGAACCGCCGTCAATCCAGTAAACTGAACCTCGGCCTTCAGTGACCTGATATGAGTTCATCGGGCGGGCCGGGAATGTGGTGGTTGAACCAAGGAAAGAACGAATGAGGCTAGGTGGTGTGGCTGAGTTGCAGACGTAGAAGCCGTTGTAGCCAAAAAGATAAACTGCACCGTCAACAACACGTCCGGCAATCATGTATGAATCGCCGTGAATTTCGTAGATGACATCGGCAGTCGTGTTGACCATATCCCAGAAATAAATTCGGCACTTGTAATCTCCGACCACTCTGTTTGCTGACGCCTGTGCATTGTTGTCCGCGATTATTACAAGGTATCTGCCATCGTTGCACATATCTCGAACGACCCAATTAGTATCTATTGAGAACGTTACTGTATTACCTGAAGTCCCGGCTGAGTTTGTAATCTGGTCCACTCTGCCGCTGTTGCCGACATATAAATTCTTGTCAGCACCGATGCACATTGGAATCGTGTCCAGTGAAGATGATTGTAAAAAGGATGTTTTAAGAGCAATGTCAGACCCGCTTGCTACCGGCAATGAGTTTGCGCGAATATCGGTTGTGCCAGCGCTTGCGGGAATATAGACGTACATTCCTTGCCACATAATCGCGCCTAAAATTCCATTTGTCCTGGTTGTAATCTGTGCTGTTACATCGGTTACTGTGTAGGGCGAATCTTTTGTAATTTTATAAAGTTTGGAATCTGAATGTGCGTAAATGAATCCGTTACCGCTGCCGTCATTCCAGCTTGAAAGAATTTTAGGAGTTGTGCTAATGCCTGAAGTTACTTGAGTTGCGGCGAGTGAAGGCTTGGCGATTCCGGGGTCATCGAAAATATCACAACCTAAAAGTTCTTGATAAAGACCGCCCCACGGATAACTCACCTTTGAGGATGTGCCATGAAGCCAGTCAGAGCCTTTTATTTCGATGATTTTCTGTGGTTTGGACATTTTAGAAAATAAACATTCCTTGGTTTAAGAGAAATACCGAACGAGTCGCGGTTGATTTATTGGAGATAGCCCAGACAAGAGCCGCAAAAGCATCTGTAGCAGAGGTTGGAAGATGTGTTGTATTAGTGGTTGCGCTTGACCACGCTGCGCCGTTCTTTGCCCAGTAAAAATCAATGCCAACGCCAGGAGTATATACGGCCATAAGGTCGAGCCAATCACCTGAAACAATGGTTGTTAGTGCAGAGGTCGCGGTTTCGGTTGTGCCGTTGCCGTTCGTGCCAAAGAGGGTGTAAACAGATGATGCTCCGACAATTTTGAATCCATACTGGCTCAGTGTGTAGACATTTCCTGTACCGCTAACGTCGCCATTTACAGTACCAACGCCAAAGAATGTGTCGAATGTTGTACCTGCAACATTTAGGTTTACGCGAACGCTGAAGCGAGAGGGTCGTGCAAAAAGATTATTTGAATTTCCGGCACCGCCGGTTGGTTGGTGATAAATTTGAGCGAAACTTGTTGCGGTTGAACCTGTGTCAATTTTTCCACCTTGGCCGGAAACAACAGTAGTTGCACCCGTACCACTTGCCGCAGTTCCGTAGTTAGTCGCGGATTCAAAAACAGATGGAAAATACATCTTAGGAATATCTGATACCAAGGAGCCGAATGTTCCATCGCCTTTTAAGACATCATTAGTATTTCCGCTGAGTTTTGGGAGAAAACCGTGTTTGCTTGATGAAGCGTTATTTGTTGTGATGTCAGTGAGCGCCAAAGCTGCTTCGGCTAACGTACCGCCGCCTGCTGCGTTCTGGTGATTGTGCTGGGCGTTGGTATGGTCTGCGATTGTGGGAGTAGTGAGGGTTTTATTTGTAAGAGTCTGGCTGTCGGTGTCTCCGACAATGGTTCCTGCCGGGGCTGTTACAAGCGAAAGAACGCCAGCGATAAGTTTTGCGATTCCATTACCAGAGGCTCTTTTAATTGTTTTGCCGCCGGTCCCATTGAAAACTGCAACTTCTGAATCAACTGAAGCGGCTGGGCCTTCGACTTTATCGGCATTAAGGTTTGCGAAGTTGCTATTGATGTCGTTACGGCTGGTTGCGCCGTCCTCATTTGAGGCGAGGGTTGCGATTGTAGACATTAGTGTTTTGTTTGATTATTGAAAATCGAGTTTCCTGATTGCCAGGGCAAAGCTAATTCCCAAGGGAAGACATGAGACGACCAAAGGCTGAAAATGTTACGAGGCTGATTTGCGAACGTGGTCGAATGTTTCGTTTGATTATTTATGCTCGTCGCGCTCTTGGATTGATTTGCAAAAGTTGTCATCGGGTATTCTCAACGTTAGCTCTCATGCGCTTTTTATCATCCCGATTTCTGCGGCCCATGAAATCTTTTATGTTTTGCTCGTCCTGAAGAATTAAAGAGTTGATACTGGTTAAACTGTCCATGTTGTGTTCGATAAGGTGAGGGAGTGAAGCAACTCGCGCCAGGTAGGGGTGAAAGAGAGACGGGATTCCGGGCTGTTTTGTTGTGTCGGTGTAGACGAACTTCGAGCCGTTGCGCTTAAATACAACTTTCAATCCACCGGTTGAGTTGTAATTCGGAATCGGGTCAAAGAAAATCGAGTTTGCGAATTTGTCGTATCGAGTTGGTACTCCTGTATTTCCGGTTGCAAGAGTCCAAAGTTTTGCTGCTCCGCGCTCGTTAATATCAACCTTGTCTAGTTCTTGCCAATTGCCGCTTGAATCCTTAATCATCACTTTTTCCACGGTCAGAACGTCAGATGAAAAGGAATAATCCTGCTGGCCGGAAATAAGGTCGCCAACGCCAATTGGTAAATCGCTGTAATTGGTGTCGTCAAATTGCCACTGACTGTCATGAGTCAAAGCAATCATGTAAAAACGGTCGAGTGCCTGATTTATGCGGGCAGTAAAGTTCTTGAGCTGGGTCGTGTCGCCGGAAATTCCGGTAACTCCCATAAGACAAATGCGTTCGCATTCATTTATGAGTCCGTCAAAATTTGTTGTGTCGAGAAATTGCATATAATTTACTTATTCCTCCTGCCCAGAGAACTGAGCAGGAGAGAAAGCAAACTATGAAGTTGCTACAGGTGTGGCGACTGTGCCGTTGCCCTGGATAATGCCTTGTAAACCCCACTGAGTGGAGTTCAAAGCGGTAACGCGAAGCCAAGTGCCTGCGAGACCGCCTGTGGTTGTGCCGTTCATTGAAACGGAAAGATGAGTTGACCCGTTTGCTGTCCAAGCTGCAACAGCGTTGGAAGTGTCGGTATCAATATTCATCAAACCACCTAGCAAGAATTCAGTTCCGGCAGCAGTGATAACCTTAGCAGCGTTTGAAGTGATGGTTGTTGTGACGAAAAAGTCAAAATATGTTCCGGCTTTAGCGGCTGCGGGAAGGGTATAGACGATTCCTGCGGCCCGGTCAAACAACACAGCTGCCCCAGATTCATTTTCTGAGAGAGTGCGAGTTGCCCCTGCTCCAGAGATGATGTTTCTGCGGCCACCAACTTTGTCAAACTGCGGGTTAATGCCATTTGAGACTGCCATTGGATTGAGAAATTAATTGGTAAGTGAGGCGGGGAATAGGACTCCCGAAATCGGCGGGAGGTCGGAAGCCCAAGCCCCCGCCTCAAGGAAATTAGACTAAGGTAATGTCAACGACCAAAGTGGTCTTTGTGGTCCACAGCTTAAAGCCGATGTAACCATAGACAGAAACTTCTCTGCCTGTTTTGCCTGAAACCAATTTTTCGTCAACCTGGATACCGCGAGGTGCGGCGTAGGTTGCAACACCCTTAACGCCAAACACACGGTGGCCGTTGTTGGTGTAAGTGGTTGTTCCCAATGTTTCATCTGCGAATGTGCTTGAGCGAGTAACGTACACATCAACTCCCATGTAAGAAGTCATCATGCCGTTATTCAAGACCGCATCTGCAAATGAGAAACCACTGGCTGCACCGGCTTGAATCAAGCCAGGGACATCAGTATTTTCAAGAACCAAGAACAAACCTTTGTAAACATCTGAGTAACCAGCAACTTGTGAAATCAGGTTTGCAAAGATGGTGTTGACGTTTGCTGCTGTGGTAAAGCCGCCGGCAGGAGTTGAATACGAACCTGTTGCGTCTTCAGTGAGGTTGTTCAGAACGAAGCGGTCGATTTGTTTTGCGACAGCGTAGTTCATTTCTTCGGTCCGGTCTGCGAACAAATCAAAGTTTGAAAGCAGAGACTCGAAGTCCTTGATGTGTTCAGCAACGATAAATTCATTGTTGACGGTCAAGGAGTCATCTGTGGTTGTCATGTCGGCAACGCTGTATGTACCTGCCAAAGCCTGAATGGTCACAGTTGGCTGTGAGCCATAAGGGTTCTGAATGGTTTTTGCATTGCTTCTGTCAACTTCACAGATTTTTTCGCAAATGAGAGCCTGTCTCAGTTGCTTTTCCAAGGTGGCCATCCGGTATTTGTCCCGGTAGGTCTTGGTTGAGATTGTATTTGCCATGTAGGGAAATAACTTTTAATGATTTTTCCCCACCGATTAGGCCAAGGGGCTATTTGCCCCGTTTGGCGTCCTGTCGTGCCTGATATAGCCTCTGAATTTCAGCATCACCGTCTGGGACTTCACCCTTAGAGCGGGCTGTATTCAAAAGCATTTCATCAGATATTTTCCCGGTATTACGCCTTGTGGTCGTTATATTGGTTGCATCGGCCACTTTGCGGTTCTCGGCTTTCTCAGCCAGGACATTCTTTACCACGCTTGATTTGAGTGCTTCCGTAACAGTTATGCCTTTGAGTTTGGCGTAATCTGTAACTTCAGCAACATCTTCCTGCGGCACTGCTGCCTGGAGGAGTGCGTAAAGGTCTGTCGGCGAGAGGGTACCGGATTGCTGTTGGGATTGCACGACCGGCTTTTCAGAGGTCTTGGCTTTCTTCTCAGCTTTCTCGGCGCGAATTTTGTAATTGTCTGCAAGCTGTTTTACCTTGTCGTATTCCGACTTGGCGACAACTTCGGCATTTTCTTCTTCGCTAGATTCCTCATGGGAAACGATAGTTTCCTGTTCGGTTTCTTGGTTTTCCGTATTAGACTCGGCAGTCTGTGAGGTTTGTGAGGTCTCCTCGATGACCTGTTCTTGTTCGTCCATAGGATTGTTATTTAAGGTCTTAAAACAAGACCCTGTTTAATTATTTAGTGGAATTCTTTGAGAGGCGTTCTTGCGTTTCTGCGACCGTCTCATCTGTCATGCCAGCAAGGAATTTGATTTGCAAAAGCTGGCTTTCAACGTGATTGATATATGTATTGCGGGTCGTGAGCCAAACGTAGCTCTGGTCAATATCGCCGGGAAGAGAGAACTGTTCAATGCCGAGAAAAGAGGATGGATTAGCGAGATTGTTTAAGCCCTGCTCAATTAACTTAATCAGTCTTTCTCGGGACTGCAAAAGCAAATGGGCCAGTTCCGGGGTCTTGTCGGCAATCTGTACTGTCATCCATAAGTCCAGCTGCTGCCCGAGTGGAGCATCGCCGTCAATTTCAGGCAAGAATATTTTTCTGATTACTTGCTGAAGCGCTACGTTATTTTTAATCAAATAGGAAAGGGTGCTGGATTCATCGGCAGTTATTGTGAGACCGAGCATCGCTCTGCGCATAGTCTTTAAAAGCGCATCATTTTCCGCAAAAGTGTTTTTTAACAGCGACATCTCGCTATCGGAGATGCGGCGTTCTTGTTTCTTTGTTTCCATTTATAGGGTGTTTAATTTTGCTTCGAGCGCTTCTTTTTTGAGTGCGTACTTCTCCGGGTTCTGCTTGGCGTATTTTTCGATGAATGCGCGGAACTCTGCTTTTTGCGGCGAGTCTTCGCTGACTTCCGGGGATACCGGGTCTTGTACGATGTCTTCATCTGAAGTGTTGGTTTTCTTTGGCATGTTTATCTGTTAATTATTTTTGTGGAAGTTGCGGAGTTTGTTGTGGCTGTACTGGCTGCTGTTGAGCGCCTGGGCGTTGAGGTTGCTGCGGCGGTGGTGTCTGCTGTGGTTGTTGTCCAAGGTCTTGAGGTTGAAGTGTAATTCCGGCGCGTTGTGCTGCTTGGATTTGTCCTGCTGGCGGTAAATCTTTATAGTCCATGCCGATTGTTAAGCGTTCGGTCATTGGCGGCAGGAATGGCGAGGTAGGCGGCATCAACTCAACTGGAGAAACGACTCCGGTAGCTTCAAGGATTTTATTGAATACAAGTTTGGCATTAGGATTGTTTAAGAGTGCTGGGTTGCTTGCGATATTGGTGAGAACGGTTGAAAGGGTCTGAAGAATTGTTGCCTTGTCACCTGTTTCATTTGTTACTTCGACATCTAAATCCCATTCCAAATCTTTAAAAATCTCTTTCCATGTTTTGCTTGGGATGTCTGATGGCTTAAAGAAGCGCTGATTGCCTTGGGTATTGAGGCCGTCTTGAACTGAAGATTGAAGCGCGGCTAAGTCTTGATTGCTTGCAATCTGGCCAGAGAGAATTGCTTTTTTCTTTTGGTTATTATCAATCTGAATCGCTTTGTTCTTAGTATACAGCGCGTCAATTTGGGTAATGTGGTAATCGTCAAGCGTTGCGCTGATTTCTTCGGTAGTATCCATTTGCTTTTTAAGAAATGGAATGATGAACCGGCGCATCATCTCTTCAACGTGTATTCCTTTGTTCTCGGTCATCACTTCAAAAAGGGAATGAGACTCTTGATTCAGGATTGCAACTTGTCTAAACGGAGTTCCTGATGGCATCGTCTGCCCAGAGATTGCGTCTGGTGTTGATGTGATGTCTTTAGCGAGTGCTTGCCACTGTGCGGAAAAGTTTTGAAGTGATGTAATGTCGTGGCTGTTGTTCTGAAGTTGTATTAGGGGTTTGCCGTCTGCGTGAATCAGGATGTCGCCGTTTTCGATTGCGGCCAGGGCGTTCTGCCCGACAAAATTAGGGTCTGCGGTCTGGAAAATAAGCTTTGAAGCCAGGTCGAGCTGGTCTTTAATCGCTTTGGCCGAATGATTCACCATCCATTGCGCTTCAAATAAATGTTCTACAGCGCCGATTGCTTGGGTGCGTCCGTCCTCCCTGATAAGGTGCGTAATCATGTAAGGGTCTTGGGCTTCGCGGCCAGAGATTAGAGAAAAGTCGTCATAACCGTCTTTCTTTTCGTTTTCAAGAAATGAGATGACGTGCATCTGTTGAACATATTTCTTATCATCTTTCTCTTTTTCAGTAATGAAGCAGAGCGGGAGTTCGCCGTGAACTTCGTAAAGTTCGATATAGTCGGCGCGAGTGTCCTGATTCTGCTTATCGAGGGTCTTGCGAGTGCCGACCGCGCTAATCAGTTTTTCAACCATTTCTTGGTCATATCCCTTGCGCATCCGCAATTGTGCCGGTGTAAGGTAAAGTTTTTCAATCTTGGGGGCTGCATCGAAGTCAACCGGGTCCGCTATCAAACGATTCCAAGGCACAATCATCCAGTGCAGTTCACCTTTTTGTTCCACGAACTTGAGGACGGTTGAACCATAACGAGCCAGCGAACGGCCCCAATCTTTCAAGAAAGAGCCAAAGTTTTCCCGGCGCATCCACTGTTGCAAATGTACGGTCGCAAGGAAAGCCGGGAAATAATCTGATTGCTTGGTCGCCTTAACTCGGATGTCTTTTCGGTCCAGGTCTGTAGCGCGATACCAAATGTTTACAGCTGCGGTGACAATGTTAAAAAAAGGCTTCTCGCGTCCAAGTGAATCGGTCTCGCCAGAAATATGCTTGCTGTTTAAGTAAGCGTCAATTTTTTCAATATTGTCGTACTGGTTGAAGTGGACATAGCGGGAAATGGTAGTGTTCCCGGCAATGTAGTTCTGTTCCTGTTTTCTAACGAGGTCAAAAATCGTTTGCATTTAAGCGTTTAAATAGTGTTTGGAGACCAAAGAATGGTAATGTCTGCTGTACCGCCGATTGTGGCAAAGAGACCTGTATAAAAGTCAATTGGCGCTGGGAAAAGCTGAACGCTTGAACCTGTTGGAAAGGTAAAGGTGTTCATGATTACAGTATTTGCCGCAGTTAAGCTGTCCCACAATTTCAATGTGCCGCTGGTATGCGAGTTGACGATAAAGCCGTTAACCTGTCCGGCGCCTGCTTGAACCTGAACGGACGCAGCGGTGTTTTTATATTTAGCCATTATTTTGTTGAGTTAATTGATTGATTTGCTCTTGTGAGCGAAAAATGTTGTAACTGTTGATTGACCACATGCGAAGTATTTGGGTCTTCGTTGGTCGCATCACGCTTTAGTTCAAACCAAGCGCGGAAAATGATTTGGTCGCCAATGTCGGGTGAGCGTCCCAGGTCTCCTTTCACTTCGTCCTTGGGCTTGATTGCCAGCTTTCCGTCTGAGTCCACGTCCTTATGGCGCAAGAGTGCAGTTAGTTCTTCAATAATCTGTTCGCGGTACTCTGGGACTTTGAACGCTATCTTGTGTTCGTTTATCAGCTCCGCAAGTTTGAAAGCGCACTGAGTTTTTAAGTTTCTAAAATTTGTTTTCGGGTAAAGCGGCGAGTCTATCTTTTGTACTTTTCCGCGTATCTGTGTTCTGGTTGGAAGCGGTGTTGAGTTGGCAACGAATCCCCGGACTCCCGGCAGGCCGTCTACCACTCCCCCGCCTACGCCGTCCTCATCAATGATGATGTTCGAATAAGGGATTTGGTTGATTGCTGCAAAGTCCCTGGCTTGACGTTTCGTTTCTTCGATGTCCTGCTTGGCTCTCTGCTCAATTCTTACGAGTTCTAAGCCTTCCCAGAAGCCGAATACAGTTGTGTCTTTGCCCTTGCGCGCCACGTCTACAGTCAAATATTTCTGATTGTCTTTGACGATTGTGTTTGTAAAAGCGTCTGACAGGGCATCGTAGGACACAAGCGCGTCCAGGTCTTCGTCGTAATCCCAATTGCCAAGAAATAAACGCTGCCGGCGAACTTTGTCTTTTTCATTTGAAAGTGTGGCGACGTAATCAGCCGGGAGATAGGTGTTGTCAGTAGCAAGAGCTTGGACGAATTTGCGGCTTGGCGGTAAGAGATTCTGCTTCCACGGTTGTATGAAGTCGCGTTTCATCCAACCTTTTTTCGGGTTAGCGGTAATCAGTAACTTCTTTTTGAGTTTGTACTCATCGTTTTTCCATCGTCCGATTGAAAGCCAGAGGTTTGCCTTGGCTGCTTCCACGACTTCGCCGCCCTCTTCAATCCAGCCGCGAGTGTTTTGCATGGAACCAAAGCGTTCGTAAAGCGGGTCCTGCGGAAGATATTTACAAGAAATGAAGTGTACAAGTGAGCCGTTATAAAGTTTCCAAAAGTTATCCTGGCCGTTAAACGTGGCGTATTCGTTTATGTCGAGCTGCCAGTTTTTAAAGACTTCGTGAATCGTTGGAATGGTGTATTTACGGAGGTCGTTTAACTCTTGCCGCGCTATAAAGTAATGCGTTTCGGGATAAATAAGTGCATCGCCAAAAATGAGAGAAGCACCTAAGTAACTCTTGCCCCCAGCTTTGCCGCCGCCGAAAAGAAGTTCTTCTGTTTCGTCATCTATCCAGTATTGAGCGGCTTCGTACTGCTTAGGATTTGTTGTCTGGAACTGGATTTCCATTCGTGCTTGTTGAAATGGTTTGGCCGCTGGCTAAAGAAATTGTCATGCCGGTAATCTGCTCAAATTTGATTGGCTGGCCGTCTTTTCCGGTGAGTTCAACGCCTTGGCTAGCTTTGCCGAAAATACGGTCGAGAAGTTCTCGGGTCGCGTAGGTGTCGCCGTGTTTGGCGTTGTGAATCAGGGCGTCGATAATCGGCCCCCATTCCTCGGCGGCGCGTTCAATAAGCGCCTTTTTCATTTCTTGGGCGAGAAGTGTGTGGCCTGCGATTGTTCCCTTGGGCCTTCCGGCACCTGGGCGTTTGCCGCCATTTGGCATAGGTGGGTAAAAAATCAGTTAATCGGAAACTATATGCGGATAACAATAGAAAAAAGTCAACAACCGTGAAGGCAAATTAACCGTCTACTCTAATAGGACGAGTTTTAGATAACAGGGGCGAACCGGAAGCAGGAAGTCCTTTATTCATGCGACCTTAGGAAATTTGCGCGATAGAAGTGCAAATATCGGAAAAAGAAACGTCAGTTTTAGTAGAGCAAACAGCGCAAATTGTGAGGACTTGTGAAAACAAAAAATGAGAAACGAGTAATAAAACGAAGAGTGTTTGCAAAGCTTTTGTCTTACTGTCTCAAGCTCGGCCCCTACTTGATTGTAGCGAAGACTCTGCTCGACATAGCAATCACGGTTCACAAATGGAAGGCTTAATCTTCATCCGGCGCGGTGTACTCAAACCCTATTGGGTCTGCTATTGGCCGGTCTTCTGCTCTGTCAGCTACAAATATCTCGTGTACCGGAGCCTTACTCTCGTTCTTGAGAGCTTGCTGTACGGATGACGCGATTACATATTTGCGAATGACGAAGCGGAACTTAGTCGGCTTGGCTAGCTTCTTTGCGGAAGTTTTTGAAGGCATTGATGAGGCGTTTAAATAGTGAAGGCTTTGGCTCCGGGTTTAATCCCAAGTTGTCGATGACGACCGTAAGCTGTAAATCCCATTCGACCCCGGCAATCTTGTTCTCTGCAAATGCGCGGGCGTTCTTGTCCACATATTCCTTAATGGTGTTGCGAACCCGGCGTTCAAGCGTTTCTTCGACCGCCTTTATGACGTAATTTTGCTGGACTTCGTTCATGTGTAGATAAGTTTCTGTGGATAACTTTTGATTCGGTGGCTTAGATAAGCGATTTTCCTGCATTTGCATGTTTCTGAGGATTTGTCAGAATACCTATGTAGCGAGGGAGAAAGAAAAAATTTATGAAATATGTCGTTATCTTCCCACCAATTACTTTTGAGGAAGACGGAAGCAGGTTAGAACACGGACAAGCCGTTCATACCGCACTGAAACAGCTAACAAAGGCGATTGAAGCAAATAATAATGAAGCATTTGAAATCCGTGTGATTGCCTAGTGTCCTAATCCAATTCCCCGATTCTTCGGGGATGCGGACTAGACCGCTAAGGGTTTAGAGAAAGAGAAATGTATGTCTGGAGTTTTAAACACAAACAATGTCGCGCTCGGCGATGATGTCGGAAAGCTTTGCCCGGTCTGTGCGCTTCTTATCCGAGGCTTTCAAGCAATTCATCGGCAGACTGACGGCATAATCGTTCATCAATCTTGTTTCGATGAAGCTGAGCTGTTAGAGGAGCCGGATGCAGAGGACTTTGCTTTTGCGGAACGTGCGGAAGATGACAAGCAGGCTGGATATGATTCTTCGAGGGGAGTATGAAAGAAACTCGTCACACCCGCTCCCTTCGCTTCACTGATGCCGGCTGGAAGCTAATAACGAGCCGCTCTGAGGAGCGGTTAGGCCTCAAACGAGGCAAGAGTCAAAGGGCAAGGTATTTGGAGGACTTAGCATTAAAAGAACACAAGGAAAATGAAATATCAAAAGGGCTATCACCAACTCCAGCGTGAGAAACACATTGCCCGACTAAAGAAAGACCTGCTGTTCGTGTTCGGAATCCTGGGCTTCCTCGGTATTCTCGGACTGGCTGGATTCTTTTCAAAAAGATGAGCGAAGGAAAGTGCAAGGCGTTAGCCTTCTGTTGCTGTTGAATATTGTTCCTGTCATCTGTTCTTAACATAACATTCAATCGTCAGTTTTTCCGCCAGTTGCTTTCTTTGTGCGCGAAACAGGCGATAGCTCTTTTGCTTCTAGCTGTGCCCGTAGCCGAAAGAGCTTCTCTTCATAAAAAGCCGCCCACTCCTCAAAGTGGATAAGCTGTCTACAAATTGGAACGCTCGTGGAGACAATTATCACAATAAGTAAAGCGCCACTGAAAGGTGCCATGAAATAAATCGTTGCGCGCGCCAAAGCAATTAAAGACATATTCGGAGTGTTCACAATATCCCAAATTGATGTAGATGGCCGCAAATAAATGCCGACCAAAACCATTGACAGTGCCACAAGGGCACCAAACATTGCTAATGCCATAACCGCGACTAGCCTATTCGTGTCATTGTGTAATTCGGTTAAATATTTAAGCCGATATTCAGCAGAGGAAATCCTGGTCTTTAGAAACCAAATATTCAATCGTTGCGGTGGAATAGATATGAAGCTACGAATATCACCAGAATAAACTGAAATCAGTCCTCCCACGAATAACGTGATAAATGCGAGCGAAAGTGGATGTTGACTGGACCAGCGAGATAGGCTATCCATATATAGCTCGCAATATATCACGCCTTACAGTCATTCGATGACCCCATTCTCTACCAGAGCCTCGTAAAGCCTCGCCAGACTCTCCAGCCGGTCCCGGACTTTGTACAGATACCTTGATGACACGCCAAGTCTCGCCTGGGCAGCGGGCGCGTTCCTCACGCTGAAAGTGCCGTGTTTATTCGGCCTTATATAGTCCCGGTAAATGGTTCGTTCAAACTTGTGGAAGTCCAATAAAGGTGAAATCCAGCGGTTGAAATCTATTGAATTTGTCATAATTAAGAAAAGGATTGAAAGATTTTGATAGCTTTGGATGTGAGACTTCGGTTATAGTATTTGCAGGCTGGATAGCGTGAGTCTCCTAACCGCTGAAGTCCGAGCCATGCTACCTAAACATCGTTGAAGCTACGCTGGTTCCAAGAAATCAAAATAATTTAAGAAAATTATAAGGGGGCAACATGCCTCTCATTCAGACGCTTGTCTCTAGTTTTGGAGACTTCGTGCATCTGTTGGAACTCCTCCAGATGTATGCGCTGCAGCTCGTCTTGGTCGGCATTTTCTTTGCGGGTCTCTACAAGTTTGCAGCATCAATCCTGAAATAAAATTCTGTGCTGGTCGCTGGTGAGCGGGACTGTGAGCCCGGTTTAGGTCAAGTAGTTGGGCGTAAGCCTCGGTGCTTGTCTGTGAGTCAAACCTCACCGCCAGCGATTAGTTCAGAAGCCAAAGGAGGGCTTAATGAATGTCAGACCCCTATCAAGAGGTCAGAAGCATACCACTTCGAGATGTTCTCTCGATGCTTGGAATTCCACTTAACCAATTTAAGAAGCGGGCTGGGAAAAAAGAATGGTACGGGCCTTGCATCTTTCACACTGCCAAGAAAAACAAAACTTCGTTCAGTTTCACCGATGAAAAATTCAACTGCTTCTCTTGCGGGGAGCATGGTTCGGGAAGTATTGACCTTGTAATGAAGCTCAAGAAGATTGGGTTTCAGGAAGCGGTTAAATTCCTAGGAGGAACCAGACAAGAACACGCTGCGGAAGTCGTTTCACCAGCCAAAAAGGACACAGTAAGAAACAACGAATGTGAAAAGGTTTTCGAGAATAAGCCATATAACGGGGTTTACGAGAAGCATTATGTGCCCTCGGAGTGGTTAAAGAATCGCGGTCTAACGGAAGAAACGCTCAAGCTCTTTGGTGTCGGACAATATTTCAACCCCTCCCGCAAGAGCCTGTACTCGAACAAGATTCTCTTTCCCGTCAGGCGTTTCAAGGACGGTGTAAAAACCGCATACTTGGCCCGCACGATTGAAGAGAACTCGGCTGACCCAAAGTACATTTTCCCCAAAGGCTTTCATAAGCAGTTAGAAGTGTTCGGGGCGTGGCAGATTAAGCAGCTCGCTCAAGAAGCCGGCGCTTCAAACGCTTCGGGTGAACGTGCTTCGGGTTTAACTCTACCTCTTCAGGTTGGATATGTTGTTGAGTCGCCGCTTTGCGTGATGCGCTATTGGCAGATGGGCTTGTATGCTGTGAGTCCTTTCGGGGCCTTCCTCTCTTCCGAGCAGGTTGAGATAATCCGGCATCTGTTTCGCGGGATTTTATTTCTACCAGACCGGGATAAAAGTCAGAAGGTAGCGGATACGATTCAACTGGCGGCACGCCATTTATGGATAAAGTCTCCCGAACTTCCTGCGGGGATTGATGACCCGGAAAAGTTAAATCTTGAGCAGATTCATGCTCTATTGAAGTCTTAGATTCGTCTAGGGCTTCTTTTTTATCCGCAAATTCTCTGATATAAGTCTTCGGGTTCAATGTCTTCCTCTTCAATTCAGCGTTCTTGAGTCTCAGTTCAACGTCACTCCATTCAGCGCACATCTCAATTGGATATGCGAAAAGGTCTTGGACATGCACGGCCCAAGTGCGGTCAACTTTGTGTCCCAAATTTTCTAAAACGTGTTTATTGATTGCCAGCTGAAATAGTGTGTTCTCGCCGACCGTTCTTCCAGTCTTGTAATCCATGACAGTATGAAGGTCGTCAACGAGACCGTAAAAGTCAATCTGCGTTGCGATTCCACAATGCGGGCAAACGAGCAGCTTCTCAGTAAAGATTGGTGTCACCTCATGCTGTCTGCGGAAATATAAAAACCCCTGGAAGTATGCTTGATGCTTCGGGGTCGGTAAATTTAAAGATTTGGCTTCGTCGAAGTTCTGAAACGCCTTGTGCATTTCAGTTCCAAAGACTGTGTATTGCTCTTTGTGGCGCTTGATGCCTGAGTAGGCAATCGCAATCGCCTCGTCCTGTGAGACGACTTTATTTCTCTTTTTGATTTCGCGGATAACTTCCCGAACGCCCGGTTCGACAAATTGAGTGCGGATTCTGTTTTTGTCTGTTCCCCAAGAATAGGAGAGTTTTGACGTGTTGCTCTCGTGAATCTGGCCGTCTATGAGATAAACCCCATAGTCGCCCTCGTCCTCAAGAACGAATTCTTCGACTTCCAATTTATTTTTGTTTTGCCGTTAATGAATAATTGTTTCGGTAAAATTCGGCTTTATAAGGCGCTCGCGTGGCTTCATAACAACGAAGACAAACTCCGTGGGATGCGTGAATGCTAGTGGTCTTTCCGCACTGGATGCAAAAAGGATGTTTGATAGACCATTTTCCGCCATCTCTTATTTGTGAAAAATTGCGGTGGCCCCGACGTTCATCATCTGCATGTTTATGGCACAGCCGACAAAGAGAAATAAGGTTATCAAGGGTATTATTTTGCTCAGCAGCACGTAGTCCACTACCCTGGCCGTCAATGTGATGGATATCTAAACGCTTAATGCTGTCCGATACGCCGCAATTTTGACATTGAAAATTATCCCGAATTAAAGCACGGTAGCCATTACCAGAAAACCTATTTCTGCGCGCCCAACATCCCGGACAAAGCACGGTAATATTTTTTAGAGGTTTTTGACAATCAACGCAGGTCAGATATATTGCGGTTAGAAGCTTATATATAAAGCGTACAACTTGTAGTTACTCTGTCAACCCCCCCCCGCTACCTGCAAACAAGTCAATTAAAATTCCCGGTAAAACATTAGGCTTGCACGAGGCTTACGAAGAAAGAAGGGCATAGGCATTTGCCCCAAGTTCCGCCGTTCAGAGATGCCGCTCCGAACTTCCACAACTCCCGAGGGGTTCCCGGAAGTTCTTATATCCCCAGGCGGGGCGAGCCTATTAACAAAGCTTGGACGTGCCTTTAACGACAGGTGGGCAAGCACTCGTACTCTTGAAGCATAGCAAGAGACGCGTTGGGCCTTTCGCTGGCTAAAAGAAAACTCAATGAAGCCATACGAAATGAAGGAATTTCCAGCCTTCGATGACGAGACAGGTGAGGAGAATAATCTCAAAGACAATGATGTGGGCTTTAAAAAACGGGTTCTTCTGAGGGTCGGTCGGCATCTGGTCCACTCCTTAAGTTCAAGTGAACCTGAATAAAAAAGTAAATCCGATGTCTTCTGATAGAAATAAGTAATACACCTAGTTTCCCATCGTGGCTTACCTACTTTTGACCGGGCATTTTACCTTAACCGTTTCTTAAGGTGAAGTTCAGTGCTTAATCAAGAAAATAAGGTACTTGATTCCCTCGATAAGTGCCGCGCAAATCAGGACGGCTTCGGTGATGACGACTGAGGGCTTCTGCCGGCGTTTGCGTCTATGGGTCAAGGTCTGCTCCTTAAATCTCAAAAGCAAACCCACGTAGTTAATAACACAGATTAGAGGATGGAATTGCACTCTGCGATGTGCAACTAGCAACTTTTTTTGAGGAATCGAATTCGGCACCGGGGCCGGGAGACCTGACTTCTTCCGTTTTCGTGGCAAGGTGGTTTGCTCCTTAATCAAAAGCAAACCCGAAAGCAATATGCGCTCGGTGGCGGATTGCTGTCAAGGGGGAGGGCCAAAAGATATTGTGCGAAATTTTGCCATGGCTGGTTGGGCGTCAAGTATTAAACGTGATGCTGTCCAAAAGAAAAGCCCTCCATGGTCGAGAGGGCTATATATATCGGGGGATTAGGCTTTTAAGAGTTCGGGATTTTCGTAAATGTTGCCGATGATTTCAATTTCTTCTTTAGAGTAATAAGCGACAAGATGGTCGCTGCTGACCATTTTCTTATCAGCAGGAACGAGCGTAAAGAATGCTCCATTTTCATAGACCACTTCCCGATTTTGCTTAGTCTTTTCAATGACTCCTACTCGCAGAACATCCCCTTCATAAATCTCCTTGCCGTTTTTGTCGTGGAGGCCGGTGAATTGCATCCAGTTATCTTTTAATCCGTTATGCTCAAGTTGCTGAACCAGCATGTCTTGCAAGGTGTATTCCCTTGTCATCCTTTTACCATTCCAGCCTCTAAACTTCATTTCTCTGTTCATTTTTCATTGTGTTAATGATGATGTAACCAAGGTCTATATGGTCGCCAGACCTTCTTCGGCTTGTGCGTCATGACGAGCGTGTACAGCATCATCATCACAGCCCCGAGAACGAAACTTGTTAAATCGATGTTCATATGTTGGCTTAAATTAATGGCTCAAAAACATAGGGCGTTGGCCTGCTTTTTGGATTTCCTCGAAAATAATCTGCCTTGGCAATACCCTATGAGTGACGTAGACGCTGCTGAAAGGTGGATTGAGCGAGGGTGTTGGCTCCGCATAGTCTTGAAAAAATGCTATTCGTTTATTGAAATACATGATTTCAAAGTCGTTATTTTTGAACAGATTGAATCTGAATTGACTCTCAAACAAACCGACGACACCGACTAGCATGGCAAATTTTCGGTTTAGAGCAAAGAGTCTTTCAAACACTTGGTTCTTGAGTGAGTAAGGCGGATTGCTGATTATGTAATCGTATGGCTCATTGGGTTCATACAGGAAAAAATCTTGCCCGGTGTCTTGGTGCGTGGCAATAACTTTGTTGCCTCGGCGCGTCAACAACTTCACAAAATTGCTTTCTGCTGTATCGAATGGACACCACACAACTGCTGAAGTAGGAATGTATTTCAAAATCGGTTCAATTGCATATTCAGGCGTGTAATACTCGTCTTGCTTTTGGGTTATTAAATCTAATTTCGTAAATTTGTTGTTTAATTATTACCAATGCTTATATATGCAGTATGGCAGTTCCATATATTCATGCAAATGCAGAAAAACGGCTTATCTAAGCGGTCAAATGAAAAGTTGTCCACATTCTGGCGAAGCGTAAGAACGAAGTGTCTGCGATTTGAAACGCCTCAAAAACCGGGAATCTGAAACCAAGAACAGCGGGGCTACCCTCCTCCCAATCCCTCGGCCTCTTCTTCGTCCCGGTTCTTACTTTTAAGAGTTAGCTTTGGGAATCTGGATGTACTGACCAATGGGGAATCCAATCTCTCAAAGTCTAATCACTTAAAAACCGGCGAGGAACGAGCCGTAGGGGGGAAAGGGGGCAGCGTTGCCCCCTGATGTGTTCTGTTTCTTTTTGAGGCGTGGAAAAGAGCGGGGAGCGGAAGCGAAGTGGAATAAAAAATTAACCCGCGAAAATAGCCTTTCGGTCTCTTTGCACCAAGCCCCCTGGGCCACCCAATATCAAGAGCGACAAGCGACCAAACCAACCCCTCGAAACAAACCTGTTTCACAACAAACAAAGAACCAGATTACCGAGCGCCAGCGAGGTTGTTCGTTAAAATGAGCGAAAGCGAATCGGCCTGCGAAGCGCACGCCTCCAATCCCGCAAGAGCATTGCAAGGGCCAGAGGAAATTAGTGAGAGCAAACGGAGTGCGGCTAGGCACGGAGTGAGCGAGATTGCCCCGCGCGCGTAAGCAAAGCCACCCGACAGATTCCCCCGTCCAGGGGGCGTAAGTCCAAGCGAATGTGCAGGAAATCGGGAGGGTGGCTTTGCTTGTTAAAGCAGCCGGGACAATAGCAAGTTTGGCTTGTCAAAGCCAAAAGCCCGGACAACGCCGTAAGGCGCACTCTATAAACCACTTATATAGAATTTAGAACTCTGTTTAGAACAGCGTTTAGAAGTCTTTTAAGGACAAAGAGGCATTCTGCGCCGGGTCATACCAGACCTTGCCGAATGGGTCGCCCAAGACCTCATTATGTATCTCGCCGGGGGTGTGGTCTTTGTCGCCGGTAATGTCCCTGTGCCGCGCTAAAAGGAATGTAACTTTTTCGCTATGGTGGGAGTCGAATTGGGCCAGCAGGCCGGCATACTTTTCAAAGAGTTCTTCAGTGCCTTCCGGGTCATACGTCCCCATGCGCCAGTCCTCGATTGTGAACAGGACGGTAAAGGGCTTGTACCCTGAATCTCTGAAGTGTTTGAGGTAGCGTTCAATCTTGTAGTTAATCGAATCCTGATAATAAGATTTACCGACTTTACCGGCTGTCTCAGGACTCAAAATCGGGTGATTACCGCGCTCCACTTCAAGGAACATTTCGCGTCCAAAAAGCTTTAGTCTGGCATCGTATTTGACGGTCATCGCGACATCATTTCCCCGGTCGCGGTCCCAATATTCCAAGAGAGGTTTTTCGTCTGAATAGCGGTGAGGGAACAGGGCGCAGTAAACGTCAGCGACGGCAAGCTCGTGAGCGAGATTTGCGATTCGAGACTCGCTCTCGTTCGGTTTGATTTGGCGCTTTCTGAGGTCAATATCGACCCAAATATCTGAGTCGTTATTCCTGGCCTTCAAACACTTCCAAAACCCTGACTCGTTCTCATGGCTCTTCAGCATCTTGTGAACGGTCATGTACGAACGAAGCAGGAACACTTGGCGCTTTAGATTTGGTTGGTATGTTAAGACCAGGCCCTTTAGGTTTTCCGGGCGAAGTTTTGACATCTGAATTGCCGTCATTGGGCCGTTCAGTTTTAACGCTCTGAGGAGGATGGACTTCAGGTCTTTCAACTCTGCTCCTAGATTGTTGAGGTTTGAATCGAGCATTTATTTCTTCGAGTACCGCTTCCGGGTGGTGATACCACGGCTGGCGGTACAGCTTACTAATGAAATCGTTTAAAACGTCTGGGGATATTTCAACATCTGGCACGTCTGGGATTTTGATTGTTACAGGGTCTTCTTTATTTACCTTGACGACTGCATGTTGTTTTTTGAGGGACATGAGTGCATAGCGGGTAGCCTCCGAATTGAGCTGGCCGCCATACATCATTGAAATCATTTTCTTTTGGTCGTTCGGGTCTTTTGTATTGAAGAGGACTTTTGTTTTTGTGCTGCGGTAAATGCTCGATAAAACTTGAGAGTCTCCGATTTGGTCAAATCCTTGATGTGCAAGCGTAACTCGTAAGCCGCTCTTCCGCTTTTTATCGAGGAGATATGCCAATTTGGGGGTCGCATAGTCTCCAACTTCATCGATGTAGAGGTAATAAACACCTTTCCATCCGTGTTCACGTAAACGGTGAATTGCATGTGTTATTTCGTTAATGATTACTGTGCCAATTAAACGCTGATGCTCCTGGCCGAAAATGCCCTGTGGGTCGAGGTTCAAAAGAATCAGCCAACCATCGGTTATTAACTTTTGAAAATCAATCGTGTCCTTGCCGCCGAAAATGAGTTTCATTGTGTCTTCAAGAAACGGCTCAAGCCGGCGAATTGTGGAAGCAAACTCGTTTAAATAAAAGTTTCGGGTTCTAAAAACTTCTTCAAGCGTAATGCGATAGCGGTCTGCCGGATGAAGCTTGTTGAGCATCTCCATTCTGCGGTTGGTATAAATCGGGCTGCTGTGGTCTGTGAAATACAGAGATTCATTTAAGGTGTAGCCGCCCTTATGAAGCGTGTAGATAACAGCCGGAAAATATTTGTTGATTTTGGCTGTACCCTCATGGCTCTTGTCGCCCCAAAGCGTTCTTTCCACGTCCATCATGTCAGCGATTACAGCTGAGGCCGGCGCTCCTTCGTGAAGAGGGTTAATGCAAGGTACGACTGAAAAGTGTCCGTAACGGTGATGCGGGTCTATCAAACACACTTTCTCAAACCCGATTTTGGCGCAATACTTGAGAATCTTGTAAGCGGTATCACCGTTATCTGAGGGGTCAAGAAGGCAGGCTCCATAGCCGCGCTGAATGTCTTGCCTGATGAGATGTTCAAGGAATTTGGATTTACCCTCGCCTGGGCTGCCGAGAATGTGAATGTGATTTTCCCGGTCTTCTTCAGTAAGCCACTCCATACCCTCCTGCGATACTCCCAAAGGGCGTAGGGGGTGCTTGGAAATAAGTTGTTTGTCGAGTCGCCTTTGAACGTCATCCAGGTTTGGGAACCTGATGTCATCCAAATTTTTACCCGTTAATCTCCGGAACAGCCGCTTTTCCAATGTAAGCCTCTAACTGCAATTGCAAAATAGCGATGTTATTTTCAATGTCTTGAATCTGGGCCTGTTTGACTGTCTCAGATATTTTCGCGTTTCTTACCTTTTCCAATTCTTGACGCAGTTTGTAAAGGTGGTCTCGAATTACACTTGCAAGTTGAAAATTGCGGGCGGAAACAATTATGTCGGCATCTACCGTTGCTGCGATTCCATACTTTTTAACTTCCAGCTCACCTTCTAGCTCTAAAACTTTTCTTCTCGCTGCGGAATAATCAGTCGGGTTTACACCTGCGGCGGTCGCCAAAGTCAGGAGCTCATTTTCGTTTTCGAGAGTTCGGTTTGCTTTCTCAATCTTAGCGCGGGAAATCATTTCTTCCGTAACTGCCTCATGATGTACCGCCGCAAGCGCTGCCATATTCTTTGCCGCCACTAAATTTTCAGCAGCAGTCTTACCAAAAACTCTAGCGTATAACCTAGAGAACCAGAGAGAGATTGGGCTGGCGTTTGGGTCGGTGTTTGTGAAGCGCGGGAGTTGGCTTGAAAGATGGCTTTGCGCTGGAATCGGTTTACGGACAAAGAGAAAAAACGCGATTGCGCCGAGGAACAACAGACCGCCGACAATGAAGAAAAAAGTTGTCATTACATCACCACGTGAATTGGGGGAATGTCATATCCAAACAAGTAACCGAAGCTTATAAAATGAATATCCAGAGATGAAGCATTGTGGTCGATGTTCTCAAATAAGTATGTCGGATAGACAGTCTCATGAGGTTCGAGTCTGTATACATCAGGACCAATCCCGGTAACGTAAGATAATCTGCCGTCAGGATTGCCGTTTAACAATCGGTAACGTCGTCCATTTGAGTCGATAACATTTGTCATGTTTCCCTCGCCACTCCCAGCGGTAATTTTCATTAGGCCAATACCCTGCTGCGAATTCATCGAGCCATCAACCTTAAATGTTATGGCCGTCATTCCATTAACTTCGCGAATCTGGGAAACACTCACTTGCAGCAAGCCTTGAATATTTAACTTTGTGCTTGAAGAGAAAGGAATGTCTTGTATCTTTGGTTGCTCTATTATTCTTTTTTGCGGCTGAGGAGCCGGGAGGCGCTGGGTTGTCGCAGCGCTGGCAGTCTGAACCGGATGTGCGATTGTATGTTTAGGCTTTCGCTGAGTCTGTGGGACTGGAGCCGGCTGGACTGGCTGAGGAGATTGCGGAGTCTCACTTGCGACAGGCTTGGGTTTATCTCCAAGTGAGTGCAGGCCAAGACCAATAAAGATGATGGCTAGAACGAATAGTCCAACGCCGATTTCGGCAGAGTATTTTCTTGCCCAATGGATATTAGCTTGGGTGTTACCTTCTAACAGTGGCGGCATACTTTTGCCGCGAATCGTATCATAGTTTTGAATCCCTGATACAGCGAAAAACGTCCAAAGAGTGCATACCTGTGTTATCAT